TTTTAAGGTGCAGATATAAATACAGTATATACTAATGATAATTAAGAAGGAGTTGCTAGTTCAAAAAACTTCTTTCGTAAATAATCTTTATCATCAGGATCAAAATCTTGTCTAGTTCTTTGTGGAGAAGTTTGTGGAGAATCCGACTCTTCTTCTTCAACATATTCACCTGTGATTCGAGTTACACCTGTAGATCCTTCAAAATTACAATTGAATGTAATACCATCTGTACCATATCGATTTTTAATAATATGCCAACGAGATGTATTATCAACTTTATCTTTACGTAAACGTGATGTTGAAATAATAATATCTCCAATCATAATTTTATCATATGAACCCGCAGCTTTATCACCTTCTACTACTTTATCAGCAGCACCTGAACGGTTTACTTGGGAGGGTGATACAATTGGAATACCTAATTCTTTAGCTAAACCTTTTGCATCTGTGTATATATCATCTAAATCATCTTTACGTTCAACTCGTGAGCGTCTATTACGTAATAAATCTAAATAATCAATAAATATAACATTAGGTTTAAAATTATGTTGGTTCCATAATTGATCTAAATGTCGTTCAATATCATCTAATGATGCACGTTTTGGTGGAAATTCTTTAATAATTAATTTACCGGCTAATCCTTTAGTTGCTTCTTCAATTTTAACTCGATGCATTGGTAATTGATCAACTGGGATGTTAAGTAAGTTAGCATCAAAACGTTGTCCAACATATCCTTCACCTAATTCTAAAGTATAATATACTACATTACAATTTAATTTAACAGCTTCTAATGCCATTGAAATCGCTGCCCATGATTTACCAGAACCAGGACCGCCAAAGAATATAATTAAATCTCCTTTACCATAACCACCTTGCGTAATTGAATTAATTTGTGGCCAAGGTGTAGGAATAACACGTCTATCGTCTGGTCTGTAACGTGATTCTACATCTAATTCATAATCGTGTCCAGTATTTTTTTCTTGTGATGTAACAATTGCTTTGGAAATTAATGTACGAATCGATTCATAATCTCCATCATTTAATAAATCAACAGATGTCATAATTGCTTTTTTCATCTGTTGGTTTTGACAGAATTTTAAAAATTCTTGCTCAATATATTCCTTATCAAGTGATTGATCCGCCATTTTATAAGCTTCTTTCAATTCTTCAACCACAGCAATTTTTAAAACATCATTATCTTCTTTTTTTACTTCAATTTGAAGGGCCTCCATTGTAGGAGTTGTATGAAACTCGTCAAAATATTTTTGTAATCGATTTACAATCCATTTACGTGCTGTGTTTTCAAAATAATCATCTGTAACTGAATCTGATACGTCTACTAGAAATTTTCTATCCGTTAACAACAAACCTAATACTTTGGTTTGGAACGAATTCCCATACTTATCTAAACTATCTAGTGCTGTCATTTATAACCTTTATTTGTAAATTGTATATTTCCAATCTAACGAAGAAAAATTCTCTATCAACCACCCTTGCCAATTTACCCGCTCATTTAATTGATCAATCTCGGTCATTTCAACGAAACTCCCTATGTTCAACGATGGTGGTGCATTATCAATTGTTTCATCAATGATGCGTTTATCCTCGTTGCTTATATTTGGATCTTTTAATGACATTAATTTATAATTAATATCTAATTGATGAGCAAATGAAAGTATTTTTGTATATAAAGCATTTTTATCTTCTTCTAATTTTGCTTTATTTAACATATATTCTAAATCAATAGGAGTAGATTCAGTTAATTCAGGATATAACTTAAATACTTTTTTAGGACCTAATCCTTGAATACCAGGAACATTATCTCCAGCATCACCTAATAACATTTTGTAATTAATAAAATTATTAGGATGAACAAAATATTCTTCTAAAACCTCATCAGTTCTGTATGTTTTCTTCTTAGTTGGTGAATATATTTCTGTTTTATTAGAAACTAATTGCAGGAAATCCTTATCAGCAGACATAATTGTTACTTTATCTACCTCAGAATCTGCTTCGAATTTTTTAACTAAATAACCCATTACATCATCGGCTTCAATTTTAGGAATTGAAATCATTGACACTGGTAATTGGGTTAAATATTCGATTAATCGTCCCATTTGGTTAGCCATTGATTCGCTTTCTTCAGATTTTGAATCGAATACTTTCCAATTAGTTACTTTTAAATTAGTACGATTTGCTTTATAATCAGAATATAAGTACTGTTTATTAGTAGAATTACCTTGTCCATCAAACACTAAAACAACCCTAGTCGGTTGGTATAGCTTAATAGCATAACCAACCGATTTAAGAAAGCCAACAAGACCACCTACATGGTGGCCGTTGGGGTTTATATGCTGAATAATAGCAAATGAGCGAAGGAATGTATTCATTGAATCTACAATGAGTACTCTAGCATTTTTTGAATTATTTTTATCAGCGTTTAATTCTGATAATAACTTATTTAAAAAGTCTTTATCCATTTTATTCTGGTTCTTGGTCAAACATTAATGATGTGTCAATTCCATCGTCACCCATCTCTTCTACAATATCGAAATCTTCACTACCTAAAATGCGTAGCCATTCCTCAGAATGATCTTTCTTGTAATTATCAATTGCTTTTTTATCATCATCAATAAAACCATGTACTGTCATAATAACAGATCCTTTAGTTTGTACACCAGTAATGTGGTTTTTATCTACTGCTACTTTAGTACGTTTAGCAAATTCGACATCTTTACCACCTTTAGTTGCTTTGATTTTATTAGTACCAGCATTAGTAATATTACCAAATGTCACAATAACGGAAGCATCAAAATACATTGTATTACCTCCTTTATTTTTCATTTTAGGTTGTTCCATCGGCATAGATGGTTTATCTACCCAAATTTTATTTACTGCAACTAACGTATTAGTATATGGGTAATTCTCTTTACGTGATAGTACAATCTTTTGATTGATAAAGTTACCAAAGGATTGAGACATAGCTCCAGCATTCCATTCATTGTTATTTTTATTTGATTCCACAGATAATTTACATGGAATTGATCCAACTGAATCCCATAGAAATAATAAATCGTATGGTAAACGATTCTGTGCTTGTTCATGCAATAAATCAGCAATAAATGCAGCTACATCTTCGACTGTACCTAATGTGTCTCTGTCAACATAGATAAAATCACCTTCATAATCGATTAACTCACCTGTTTCTTTATCCCATACTTCATTAATTTTGAAACCCATTTGCTTAACGTGTTCCCAATTCCATTTCATCTCAGTAACAATGAATACTGGTAATACACCTGCTTTCTGAGCTGCTACTGCACACTCTAATAATGCTGTTGTTTTACCTGTATCACTATGACCTCGAAGTAATGTGATATGACCCATTGGAATACCTGGTAATGATAATACTTCATTAAACGCAGGAGATAATGGTAGCCATCTCTGTGCTTTAAATTTAACGGACTGGTCCAAGAATTTAGATTTCTTGAACGCAGCCAGATTAAATTTTGATTTGTCGCCTAACACTGTAGACACTGTTTCCGAAACTGATTTTTTAGCCATTATTGAAATAATTCGTCGAATTTATCTGATGAGCTAGTATTTAAAGTAAATGCAGCACGCTCTTGTTCTGTTACTTGATTATCATTAACCCAATCTGATGATATTGGTGGTGGAGTTCCAGGTAGGGGAGCAGGAACAACAGAAGTTTCTTGTTCTTCTTCAGCTTCTGGATTTAACCATTTAGCTAATAATTCTTTAATGTCATCATATTCACGTTTACGATTAATTGTCATAATATCTGGTTGTTCTTCTAACCATTTATTAACTAAATTAGCATCATCTGAAATTGGTGATGATTTTGGACGAGGGCGTAATGTACAACTAACTACTTTACGACCAGCAACTTCTGAATTTACAGCATCGATTTTAAAATCAAATCCATCTTGGATATCAGTAAAATCACCATAATCTTCATCAGCAGCAAATCCTAGTAATGATTTGTATACTTCTTTACCAAATTCCCATAAACGAACACCTAAATTTTCCTCACCACGAACAATAACAGGAACAAACACGCGCATTTTTGGATCTAATTTCTTAGCTAATGCCCAGTTGTCACGGTCTTTTGATTGACGTAATTTAGCAGCAAATTCCATAATTGGGTCTGCTTCTCCCCAGTTGTTTAGAGCCAAAATTGGAC